TACCGACAGTGGTAATCCTAAGTGGGCAAAGATCAAGTCTGTATTACGTAAGAAGAAAGCTGCCGGAGATAAGATATTCAATGGGGCCTATATGGTCCGTGGTAATGACGGTCAGGACAAGGTTGAAAGTGTGGTAGAGTATTACTGCAATCCTCTAGCCAAGATCAAACCTTACACCGACTCAATGGAAGAGACCTGGAATAGAGTCCAACAATCGTATGGTATGGGCTCGTTTATGGCGGGGCAGGTGGTCTCTGACCTAAGGTGGGCGATGGGTGGAGCCTGGTATGATTGTACCGAATGGGCTCCAATGGGGCCAGGCTCAAAGAGAGGTATCAACCGCCTGTATGATCGACCTAAGAATGACCCTCTCAATCAAAACGAGTTTCTCCACCGCCTCACTCAAGTCAAGACTAAATGTTGCCTGAAAATCCCTACGGAGATTACTACTCGACTGGAGATGATAGACTGGCAGAATTGCCTCTGCGAATTCGATAAGTATGAAAGAGTCAGACTTGGAGAAGGCAAACCCAAATCCCTATACCTTGGGGTCTGACATGGTCATTCAAATCAGAGGGACAAGTGGTAGCGGAAAGACCTGGGTGATGAGACAAGTGATGGAGTATGCTCTAGGGGGTAGTCTACAACCGCAGTACGTGGAAGGTAGAAAGAAGCCTCAACACTACTGGATAGACGATGAGCTTGGAAATGAGTACGTAGTGTTGGGACATTATGAAGCAACTTGCGGAGGGTGTGACAACATCGGAAGTGCCCCCAAAGTGTTTGAGCTTATTCAGGAAGTAGAGAGAATCTACTCTCATGTAGTGATATTCTGTGAGGGACTCCTACTAAGTGAAGACTCAAAGTGGACTCCTCAGATGGACGACGTTCGGGTGCTGTATTTGACTACTCCCGTAGAGAAGTGTATTGAACAGATTAAAGCTAGACGGGAAGCAGCCGGAAACACTAAGCCTCTGAACGAATCGAATACCCGGAATAGGGTAGTCGTCATAGAACGTTCTCGGGTAAAATTGAATTCTGCCGAAGTCATTACGAGACGGTGCCCTAGTAAGCAGGCTCTGTCTGTGATACAAGGCTGGATTGAAGATTTTCAAATCCCCTTCTAGGGAGAAAATAAATTGAAACCCTTAGGCGTAACGATGGGTAGTGGTCAGCTCATAGTAAAGAATGTAGATAACATAAACGTGAGGTTACCAGAAGACTCTTTTATTATTAGTGATCCGCCTTATGGAATAAATTACAGGAGTGGGTCTAACTCATCCAGCTCGATTAGTTCAACTGGAAAGAGATTCACGAGAAAAGTCTTAGGGGACGACAAACCATTTGATCCTTTGCCATGGTGTACCTATCAGCAGGTCGTGTTTACGGGAGCCCAGTACTATTATTCTCTGTTACCTAGAGGCGGAATGATTCACTGTTGGGACAAAAGGGGCAACTACAAGCCTCTAGACCAGGCTGATGCGGACCTAGTGTGGATAAAAAATCCCAGTAAACCGTTTAATAGATCAAGGGTCTTCCATCTAGCTTGGAGGGGTATATGTAGACACTCAGAAAACAGAGACAAAATACTCCACCCTACTCAAAAACCTGTAGTTTTAATGGAGTGGATGATAAAAATGAGTGGGGCTAGGCCTAATGACATAATTGTTGATCCCTATATGGGTTCAGGAACAACTGGAATAGCTTGTGTTAATTTAGGAATGAGGTTTATTGGGATAGAGGTTGATACTGACTTGTTTTTAATAGCTTGTGACCGTCTGAAAACACATTATGCAAGGAGCTATAATGCAAAGTGAAACCGATTGGATCGGAAGAATTGATGAAGATGAAACCAATGGAGCCGCTGAACGCTATCAGTATTTTATGCGGCCAGAACCAAGAGAAGACCTTGGGCCGATTGAAGAGGTAGAGGATGAGTATTTAGGAAAGAAAACCAAGGTCAGAAGTATGGCCGTTGGTATGGTTCGCAATGCTAAGGACGAAAACAAGAAGCAGGTGAGAGTCTACTTACATCCGTTTCCTCATATCCGACTAGACAAAGGAAAGCCTCTTCAGGGTTGGTACAAAAGTCTTCATGAACCTAAGGGGGTTAGACCAAGGCCATGCTTCACTGAGGCTATTCTGACTGAACCTTACGGTGGGTATTGTGCTGTTGGCTGCGCATTTTGTTATATCAATTCTGGGGTTCGAGGTTATCGAGGTACTGGGCTTATTACTGTACCACTCAACTATGGAGAGCAGATTAAGAAACAGCTGGCTAAGACTTTCCGATCAGCGGCAGGATACTTCTCAAGCTTCACTGACCCGTTTACACCTCTTGAGACTTATTATCACAACACACAGAATGCAGCTCAGGAGTTTGTTAACTTAGGTCTTCCAGTCTTCTTCCTGAGTCGGCTCCCATACCCTGAGTGGGCTATCGATCTGCTCAAACAGGACCACTATAGCTATGCCCAGAAGTCTATCAATACTCCAGACCCTGATGACTGGAGGCTTCTATCTCCTGGAGCTATCTCCCTTGAAGAGAATTTCGATGAAATCAGAAGACTCCACTCTGAGGGTATCTACGTTTCTATACAGGTCAATCCTGTAATGGCTGGGGTAACTTCTAACCGACAGATTTGCGAATTATTTGTAAAGCTCAAGGAAGCTGGGGCTGATCATGTTATCGTTAAGTTTGTTGAGGCGGGGTACAGCTGGGCTCCCGAAATGGTTCAGAAGATGTACCGTCGATTTGGTAAGGAACGTGGAGCTGAATTCGAAAGACTCTTCACAGAGAACATTGGGGGGCAGAGAACTATTGAGGAGGATTATCGACTGAAGGCTCATCGACTCTTCCGTGGTCAGGCTCGTAGATTAGGTCTAACTTATGCTACCTGCTATGAGTATAAGTATGAACGAAATGAGAGTGGAGATGTCCTTAACAAAACTGGAGTTTCGATAGGTCGAGAGTTTACTACTGCAGATCAGTGTCATGGACAGAAAGTTCCGATGTTTCAGAGACGTGATGCGAACGATAGATTTCAAGAGGTAGAGGAATGTCCTCCAAGCGGATGTCTCCACTGTGCCGCAGAGAACGCTGGAGAGCCTCGATGTGGGGATGAACTCGCAGGACAAGCTCAGGCTCTACAACTCAAGGACCTCAAAGTAATGTTCGAGGTCTAGCATGGACTACAACATCTATGCGTTCGCAGAGGAGCTTATTGACACTGGAGACCTCGATCCAGTCTACATCCTTCTATGGGAGGCCGATCTTGAACGCGAGAAACTACGTCGATGGCTGTTGGCTTATTGGTGCTGCTATCACGTGGGAACGTCCTCTTGGGTAGTTGACCAGCCAGACTACTGGACAGCTCTAAGGGCTGTAGCAGGTTCGAAGGAGTACCCAAGATGTCGTGAGAGACGACACTGGAGAGGAGAGAACGCAAGGAAGTCAGTGGAGTGGTTAGCTGAGAGAGGAGTCCAATATCTCTTCAAACCCCTCTGGCAGTCTTCTACTGCTGAGGACGTAATGGAGTGGGTCCAGACGTGGGTAGGATTTGGACCTTGGATATCCTTCAAAGTCGCAGATATGGTAGAGAGACTCGCGATAGCTCCGCTGAAATTCTCTCCCTCAGTTGTTCTGTATGATTCTCCTAGGAAGGGAGCAGCAGAGATGTTCAGGAGAGTTAATCTAGGTAAGCTAGAGAATAAGGGACCGCCGATAGATTCTGTCCCAGAGAATCGGGTGGGGGAATGGGCTCTAGCATCGATTTTAAGGGGTCTAGCGTCGCGTCTAGCACCTCCTAGAGGAGAACGAGAGGTATCCTACCCAGAGGCCGAAACTGTCCTATGTAAGTGGAATGCGAGCCTTTCGGGACATTATCGTCTGGGAGAAGATATTGAGGCCTGTCGCAGTGGTCTTCTCAGGTTCGCTAGATCGAAAACATCACAATGTCTCCTAAGGGGAGGCAAGACTGGAGGATTGTGGGATGCCTAGAGCAAGAGGCAAGTTGATAGCTCAAGGAATGTTGAGACAGAATACTCCTGTAGAGGACTACAGAGATGAGTATGGTCTTTGGGTAAAGAGGGAAGACCTTTCGTGCCTACCGCCTGGACCTGCTTTCTCTAAGACTAGAGGAGTATATGCGAGGGTGGCTTCAAGAAAGGAATCTGTTATCGGAGTTCTTGATACTTATCATTCCCAGGCGGGACACGCTGTCGCTAGAGCCTGTCAGATTCTGGGTAAGGAGTGCGTGAACTTCTACCCAGAATACAAGAATGAGCCTGGGCAGAGGCTCCCTCAGAATGAGGCTCAGGCTCTGGGGGCCCAACCTTATGGTCTTCAAGCAGGTAGGTCTTGTATTCTCTTTCATCAAGCTAGGAAGATTGTAGAAGAATGCGGAGGCTACATGATGCCTAATGCTCTCAAGCTGGAAGAATCTGTAGAGGAGACGGCCAAGGAAATTCCTAACTTGGACGTTGAGCAGGTCCTTGTTCCTATCAGCAGTGGAACAATAGCAGCAGGGGTTATCAGAGGGTTCAGAGAGCAGGGTAAGTACCCAAAGTTCTTTGTACACCTGGGATACTCAAGGTCTCATAATCAGGTTATGTCCTATCTAAAATCAGCTTCTGGATTCGACAACATCGATGTAGCTCTGATTGATGAGGGATACTCCTATAAGGACAAGTCAAAACCTGGAACGATTCCACCATGGCCTTGTAACGAATACTATGACGTCAAGGCTTTCCGTTGGTGGCTAGAAGTGTGGAAAACTATCCCTAAGCAACCTTCAACCCTTTTCTGGAACATAGGGTAAGAAAATGACTGAGGTGAAAGAGTTGTTGATCACTGGCTGTGGAAGATCAGGTACCAAACATACGGCCAATTTTCTTCGTAAGGTAAAGTTCAAAGTCAAACATGAGCAGATGTCTGATCAAGGAACTGTTAGTGGCCCTTTTGTTGGGTATGGAACTGATGCTGGAGATATTGTGTTTAGGCAGTACCAGAAATTCGGACATAAATCTGGAGAGTACGCTAACCAGTTTGAGTTCAAGAGAGTTTGGCACCAGGTTAGGCATCCATTGAAGGTTATAGGTAGTCTGCGTGATGTTATGTTGATGCCAGTCAAACTATGGTCTCAAGCTGCATTTGGCCAAGATGTTGGGCTAGGCAAACGTGGAGACCTAGCATGGGCCGTTGAACATTATCTAATCACCACCAAACTAGCAGACAAAGCAGCTCACTGGATGTTTAAGGTTGAAGAGTTGAGGGAAGTGTATACATCTATGGCTGATGATATGGGAATACCAGTTCTTGAGATGCCTGATGTGTCCACAACCATGAATAGAAGTCAACGCACTATCAAAGTGTTCAGACCTGTGGCTGAGGTGTACGCAGAAATTCAATACCCAACAATACAGGAAATTTCAGATGTTGCAGGAAAGTCCAAGGCAAATTCCGTTACTAGGAGAATAGAAAAATATGGATACGTCTAACTGGACCTATGGTTGTGAGTATGAACTAGCTGACTGGGATACTGGAAAAGGGTGGCTAGAAGAGTTAGGATTTAAGAGAGACCCTGAACCCAACATTGGAAATACCAATGGAATTGCCGCTGACCCATCTTTGAAATCTTACCGATTTGGGGGAGAGATAAACACGCCACCCTCTGACACTCCTGAGGAGCAACTGAAGTTGCTTGACCAGTTCCTCAAACTGCATACCAATGCTGTCCCGACGTATCGATCAGGGTTGCACGTCCACATCAGAGTGCCAGGGCTAACTAGGAAAAATCGACTGCCTTGGCTAAAGAAGATTCAGAGATTTATTAGTCAGAACATTGAGGTGTACCCACTGATAGACAGTATGCCAGAACCAATGAGAGATGAGTCTGGAGAAGACTATGTTGAAGAAAGAAGACGATGGAACTGGATGAAGATGAGCCATTGGACAAAGATACCTCTGAACAGAGTTGAAAGACAAATGTGTGCTAAGAGTGTAGATGAGTTCTTTGAGTTGGAAGTTCCAACGAGTAAGGATAGAAAGAAGGTACTGTGGCACGCACAACCTAGAGCAGCCATCAATCTCAGGCAGCTAAAGCAGACTGATACCATAGAGTTTAGACACTTCACCATGTCTACTGATTTTGATGAAGTTCTTACAGCTATCGAGTGGTGTCGAGATTATTTGGAACTAGCATTGAGTGGAGGTGGAGCGGGCGACGGAGTGAAGCTCTATGAAAGTCAGTATGCAGGGAGGAGATTTCCGACTCTCTCTGACTATCCGTTTGCAGCATGGAAGGAACGACGTTGGAGGGCAACGTCCATAACTAAAAATAGCCGCCATGTGGTGAATACCAACATAGCGGCTATACTCAATGGAGAGTTTGATTTACAGTGCCTTAGCTCCTGAGGCAGTGATGACGTAGTGGAGAACGTCCTTACCTTTGATGTCGTGAACTTCCATTTTTACGAACTTACGATTGAGGAGGTTGCCTGCGTGTACTTCACGGGAGTTTATCTCAGGATTTTTATAGCCTGCAAGGTTACCAATCATTGTAGAATTGATTTCAGCTTTTGTGGCAAGGGCCTTGGTTGTCAGTCCGTTCTTTAGCCCTTTCAAAGCTTTGAGGATGGAAACCTGCCCTTTGCGAAGCTCTCCGTTC